ATGGAGAAGCCTAAAGCGATGGTTTCGTGGTTGTAACGAGTTGTCCATGCTTCCTGTGCATTGTCATAGCTGATGGCTGAGCCTTCATTTTTGACAGGTGCGGCAGAGAAACCAGACAGTTTCGTCTCTTCTTCGAACGAACGCTCTGAAGTTTCGGTTTCATAAATTTCTTTATGTTGTTCACCGTAACGAGCGTACTCCATACCGAACAAAGCGTTCAGGCCGGGGAGCAGTTCTTTAAGTAGTTGTGCGCGGGAAATAGCCATGATTTATGCTCCTTATACGCCAGTAGGGTTGTTGTACTGGTGCATGGTTGCGTTGATCTTGACGATAAACTCAACAAATGTATCAGCGCCTGTTGCTGTCTCACGAACCACATCAATGATGCGGATAGGCAGCGTATTGGTAGTGTCTTGAGTGCCTTCGTCGATTGCCACTGCTGAATTACCAGTAGTAGTTGAACCAGCGTTTTGAATCAAAGCAATGTTATTACCAATAGCAGAGATGCCCATTCCGGCCACGGTTGTGCCAGAAGAACAAGAGACTACTTGGAATAGCGTATCAGGATCATCTGCAACAACTGCAAAAATCTGCGTGCCAGATTTAACTTGCTGGCTAGCTGGATAATATTGCTGTTGCTGAATTTGACCAGTTGAAGCGTTAGTAAAACTTACACCGAGGAAAATACCGCAAGGCGTGGCAGTTGTTGTGCCCGTGTCTTTTTCGATAGTGCCATCAGAAATACGTTTAACCAAGTCACCGTAGAAAATGTTAGTAGCATAGCCACTAGCAATTTGCATCAGGCGGGTTGCGCCTGCAAATACCTGTCCACCTATTAGGTTTACAGGCTTTAGACCGTAAGGGGCCGAGACTGTAGGATAAGCCATAAAAGACTCCTATAAATTTAAGTACCAGAACCGAAAGTAACCTTAGTTTTTCTCTCCGAAAAGAGAGGCATCCTAGGATCATTTTCACGAAGGAAATTGTTATCCACCGAGTCAATCTGAGACTTATTCTGCTTGTCGTAATAATCGGCACGCTGTTTTAAGAACTCTTCAGGAATACGGCACAATAACAACCCACCAATTTCAATACCGCCTTTAAAGCGGCCCTCAACGGTGGCGTGCATCATAAGCTCGGGATAATCCTCTGCTTTGCAGGGTTCATATCCTTCACGTAACTTAGAAGAAATATTGCTTGGATCAGCCGTACCCATCGTACTAATGCGAACGTATCTATGTTTCCAACCGGGACGGTCTTCGGGCATAGGCAACGTCTCAGGTGGACGCCACGCTTCAGGGCGTTGCATCGTCTGGCGTGTGTCCAGCTCACGAGCTGAACGATTTTGCGCTTTAGGAGCCGTTTGTACTTGATCCATTATTCACCTCTTCTTAGTTGAGCAACCTGTTTAGCGTATTCTTCCAAAGGAACCCCAAGACGGCGAGCAATCGCTGCTTCGGATGCCTTCAGCCTAATACGATTAGGCGGAGTGCTACGGGAGGCGGGTGCCACCACGTTAGCGGGCTTTGTTGCACGGCGCGGAGGTTCATCCTCGTAAACCGGTTCTGATGCCTTTTTCGAAGGGGCGTCATCTTCATAGCTCTGAGCACCGTCATAGTACTCAGGAAATCGTCGACGCATTGTAGCGTCTACTCGTTTGTAGTAGTCATCAGACCCCACAAAATCTGCACCGTGTTCCTTAGCCAGCTTTTGATGCAACCCAAGGGCGGATGCTGTCATTTCAGGATCGGTGCCAAACCAAGTGTTTTTCTGCATCCAACGCTGGTCGCGCTGTGACACATTAGGTTGATTTGTACTACGTTGTTGTATTTGTACATCATTTTCTTCGACTTGTAAAGGCCTCATGTTCTGAACCTTATCAAGATTCAGCGTAGCTCGTGAAACTTCCGCCTGTGCATCCACTACAGCATCAGAATCTCCAGACTCATAAGCCTCTTTGTATTTCTTCTTGGCGTTCTCAAATTCCATTTCAGCGGAACTCTTTGACTGCTCAATATACGCTCTTGACCCAAGCGAGACTTGTTCCTGCAACTTGCGGTTTTGATCCCACAATTGCTTAGTCATTCTTTCAGCCGCCTCACGCTCGCGCAGTGCTTCTTCTTTAGCGCGGCGCTCATCGTGGTAACCACGTGTAAATTTCTTAATACGGGCTTGAACTCTTTCATCGTATTCGGATAGTTCATCTTCCGTCGGGTCTTCAGGTGGTGTTTCATCGGGCTTACGGCCACGATCCCTACGAGGCGTGTCATTTTCAATTTCTACCTCAAACCCACCATCATCCTCTGTATCTACGGGTTTACCCTTAGCTTCGTCCTCTGCTTCGTGAGGAAACTTAAAGTCATCTTTAAACTCAGTTTGTGCCATGTGTTACTCCTTATGATGCACGTGTAATACCACGGGGGTCTTCCACGACTGCTTCAACCGAATCATCATTGAGGATGCGGAATTCGCGGCCATGAATTTTCAGGCGAGTGCCTGAATTAGGACGGACGATGACAAAGTCACCCTCCTTGCAACTCGGGCCACTAGGGAACCGAGTGGGATCTGCGTAGCAGTCAGGCCCAAGCTTGACTACAAACAACACGGGGGTCAGCACTTCTTCGTGGTGCATAACTTGGCTTGACTTAATCAGGCCAACTTCACTATCAGCAAACTCTTCCATAGCTTCCGGCACTACACAAAGTAGGTGAAAAGTTTTTGGATCAGGCAACTGCTTGGCTTTATCCTCGGCTGGCTTATTAAGAATGCCAGATAAGTCCACGGCAGCGACGTTAAATTCAGTCTTCTGAGTTCTCGATTTTTTGCACGAGGTCATTAAGAATGTTTTCTGCTAGGTTAAGACCCCGGATTACCCCACAGATACTTCGATACTCTTCTATGTCAGCGGCTCTGCCGTTGGCAAGATGAAAAGCTTGCTCTTCCTTTAACTTATCAATCTCTTTGGCAACGTGCGCCAATAGCTTGTAGTCGTTCAATCTTTCTCCCTTTTAGGTTTTTGATTTGCTCTTTGGCCTGCCATCTGGATGGCCATCTGAGCTTTGTGCTTGGCGATATCAGCGCCAATTCGAGTACCTTCAAGAAGTTGTTGCTTTTGAAGTTTGTCTTTTGCAGCAGCAGCACTTGCACCGACTTGCATAGCCGCGATTTCTTTCTGGGCCGCAATACGTGACTCTTCAATACGGAGTTGGTCTGCTTTAGCAGCCGCATCAATTTGTTGCTTCTGGACTTTAAGTTGTAACTCTTGCATTTTGATCTGCAACTCTTGTTGCTGCATTTGAACAATCGGGTCTTGCGCTTGCTGTTGAGCTTGCTGCTGTGCAGCCATTGATTGAGCTTGTTGAGTCATACGAGTTGACGCTTGTGCAGCTAATTGTGCAACTTGTGCAGCCACTTCCGGAGCCATGTTTTTCTCTTGCTCTTCTGTTGGCAACAAGAGACCAATACTTGCCTCGACTTCCTTGCGGTATGCAAACGCCAAGTGCTCGTTTATGTGAGCCATCATTGCAGCTACAAGTGCCTGACCTTGTGGGGTCTGCCCAACTAAACTCATGATCTTGGGGTTCTGAAGCATGCTTGTGTGCACTGCAATATGAGCTTGGTGATCCTGCTCAATAAATGCTTTTGCGGGCTTACCAGTAAGAACATTCTGGTTCTCTTGCACTGGGTCTGTAGCTTTAGCATCGTCCTCAATCGGTACCAACTTAGCTGCATTTTTAATGCCCAACACCTCAATCATTTGACGATGTAAGAGTGGCAAGTTGTACAGTTGTGGTGCTGTCTGCGCAAGTTGGAGTGCAGCTTGGTATTGCACAATCTTCTGCGCCATCGTTGCAGCGTTTGGATCGCTCACAGGAATCACAGCTACCATGTCATAGTCAGATTTCTTAGCACGACGTGAGCCATCGACTGGCTCGTAGTCATACTCTTCTGGTGTGTAGTCGGCAATGATTGCTTTCAACAGACGGAACTCTTGACGCATCGAGTAGTGCATGCGGGCCTGTACAGCACCCATAACTTTAAGTGTGCGCTCAAGAATAGCTAATGTTGTACCCACGGGTGCTTGCGCACTCATGTCACTGACCTTCATGTCTCCTGCGGATGCAAACTGACGCCCCTCTTGCACAATGTTCTGGAACAAGGCAAAGAGAACCTGACTGGGTTCTTTGTACGGCAGAGGCAAGATATTGTCTCTAATTGAACCACTGGGTACGTCAACATCACGAAACTCGCCCGGTGCAATAGGGGTATCGTCGCCCTTGACACGGAGTCCTCTTGACTTGAGTCCGCCCGGTAAATTACTGAGCGTACCTGCATCAACGAGCTGCCTGATGAGCATGGTTGCGCTCTTCGCATATCCGCCGATAAGGTGAATGAGACCATATCCATAAAAGCCAAACCCCGGTATATATTGGTAATGTACAAAGTGCTGGCGCTTAATGTGCAACTCATCATCCTCGTACCAATTGCGGCGAATGGCAAGAATCTTACTTGTCGCTTTCTCAACAGTCACAACATACGGCAGTGCTATACCTGTAGGCTCACCATCTTTATCTTTGTGCTCGTAACCCTTCAAGTCCAAATCAACGTGCATCTCAAGTATGCGATAGCGATCATCCTGCAGCGCTGACATGCCCGTCTCTTCAGCTTTCTGCTTCTCAATATCGTCAAGCTCATGCGACGGCTCACCCAAGTCTACGTCGCTATAGAACCCAGCTTCTTGCAACTTAATAATCTCATTCTCAGTCTTACGCATCACGTGCGTGACCCGCTCGGCACGCTCTAAGTTAGATGCGCCATAGGGAACAACAATGTCTTCCGCTGGGATGAACATCGCAACTTGGCGTCCAATGCTTGGGTCGTAGTAGACCTTCTTAAATGCAGAGCCAGACAGAGGTAGATTCCACAACAACTTCTCATGCTCTGGGCGATACTCAACCATCACCTCAGTGAGCTGGTAGTTCATGTCTTCTCTTACGCGAGCAGATGCTTCTTCTTTTATGGGAGTATCTTTCCCCAAGATTTGCGTCTTCACGGGGCCAGCAGCGGGGAACGTCTCCATGATGCCTTCACTCTGGAATCTGACGACGCTTTCTGTCAACATGGGGTGGAACACACCACAAGCACCGGCCCATGGCTCTGTTCTTTCCTCATACTTAAGACCCAGTAGCTTCAAGCCTTCAACGTAAGTTCTAATCCAATCTTTGCGGTCGTTGATGTCTTTATCGAAATCACCTACCAACTCACCACCAAGAGCATCAAGTGCGCTGTCATCCATGAAGTCAGCAAGGTTGGCATCAAAGTCTTCGTCTGTATCTTCTTTGCCGGGTGAGAGTTCAATCTCAATATCCCCCATGCCGATACGTACGCTTTCTGGGTCTTCAATCTCAATCTCCAGTGGAGGAGCCATACCCATCTCTTCTTCAAGACCGAGAGGGGCTGCGTACAAACCTTTGTCCATAGAACTCGTTGCCATAATTTATCCTTAAACTGTATAGAACCGCTCACGGCGGTGACTCTTAAACCATTGAATCTCTTCAGGCTCATCGCTTGGTAAGCGCAAGAACCCACCCTGACGAAAGCGCATTAACGCTAGTGTTGTTGCGTCAACCAAGTCATCATGCTCGCCTGACGGAAATGCTGCAACCTCATCAACTAACTCTTCTGCCCAGCGGGTTTGTGGAACCCACACTTTTCCACTTGCGATGATATCGCTAACGGAGTTTAAACGGGCAATTTTGTCTTGGCCTTTACCCGGCGTGTACTCCTGCACAGGTATACCCATCGCTCTTAAGTCGTAGATTAGAGGCGCACCGGACGCCTTCTTCTCCACAATCAATGAGTCAGGTTCGTAGTCTGTGTACTCCCGCATAACGTCTCGTTTAAGTTCTGGGAACTCGACACGTTTCTTATATGTATTGAGGAGGATAATATTCGGCGCAAAGTTATCTTCTTCACAGTTGAAGATGCCCCAAGTTGTCCCTGCGGAATAGTCAGCACGCTGGGTTTTTTCAAAGGCTGTGTCCCATGATTGGAGGATATAGTCACAGACAGGAGGATCATCTTTTTCCCACCATTTCCACCAATCACGCTTGACAATAGCGCTCTCGTTACCCACAGGATTCTGCTGATACTGCGCCTGCCACTTGGAATTAGGGAGTTCTTCACGTAGCGCTTCAAGTTCTTCAAGACTCCAGAACTGTGGCCAAAGTGGGCGTCCAGAGGGCAGGATTGCAGGGAACTCAATCACTTCCCACTCTTCACCACTGCGTTGTGCTGCACTTTTAAGCACCTGACCGGTCAAATCCCGCTGTGCCCAGCGTGTCATAACTACAACAATGGCCCCGCCCGGCTGCAAACGCTGCCTAGGGCCAGATGTATACCACTCAAACACCTTATCGTAGATGTCTGGGTTGCTTGCTGCCA